ATGATCTTTGACTTCATCAGTGGTGAGGCCAGTACGCAGGAGGGCGGCGAGAAGTTCGCCAAGTGGCTGGCAGAAGATGCGGACCTGACCCAAAAAGAAAAGAAGTCCGTTGCGGAAAAGATCAAGGACTTCTTTACAAAGCGGTTGGACAGCACCCCGGAACACACGGTGCGTGACGAGTACGCCCAGGAGGTACTGGACACGCTGCGGGGTATGGCGATCACTCTGTCCGATGAGCAAAAGGCGGAGACGGCTTACCACCATGATCGGTACGGGAATGACCTGCTATTTTTGTATTTTGTATCAAAAAGTATTGCAATAAGTGTTGTAACGCCAAAAGTTTTCTGTTTTCTCTTGCTTATTGTGTAAGCGAAAATTTGGCTTAACTAAGCCGAAAATTAAAAGTAAAACAAAAAAGGACAGCCGAAAAGCTGTCCTTTTGGTCGAGGTGAGTCGGGTAAATCCGAACAATTATTTAATTCATCAAAAGTTATGGTTTCTGTATGTTCTTTGTAATTAAAGAAGAATTTGATATGGTCATCATAAATAATTATGCTGTTTACAAACAAATCAACAAGCTTTTGTCTTTGCTCACTTTTTGAAATATCTAATTTTTTCAATTGGTCAAACCAAAATTTGAATTGCTTTTTAGTAAGCATTGGATTTTCTATTGACTCTTTTGAAATGGACATTTCAATATCATTTTTGCGTTGTTCTAAATCAAGCAATCTTTCTCTTGTCGATTTTGTGCTGATACCTTGCTCAATCGCATCTACAATATTTTTTATACCTTTTTCTGTTTGAGCGAGCTGTTTTCTTAAAAGAGGTAACTGTTCATTTTCTTTGTGTTGAGCATCGTATGCTAAATCAATAAGAGTGTTGATTAAATCTTCATCATTCAGAAATTCCCGTATATATTTAATTGTCATATTCTCAATCAAATCTTTTCTGATTGATTTCATATCGCAGCCTTGATGCTTTTTGTGATTAACACATTTATAGTAACGATATTTTTTACCTTGAGCATTTGTCCCGCTTTCACCAACCATAAAGGATTTGCATTTACCGCAAAATAATTTAGTAGTTAAGATATAGTCATCATCAGCCTTATGGCTTGAGGGTGCTTTTTTCGTTTTAGTAAGTCGGTCCTGTACTTTTTCAAAAAGTGATGTAGAGACAATAGCAGGTATTCCGTCTTTGATGGTAATATCCTGAAAAGTATATTCACCAAGATATTTTCTGTTAGTTAACATTCGAGAAATAACATCAATAGAAAGCTTACCACCTCTGCTGTTTTTTACACCTTTCATATTCAGCTCATCACGGAGCTGTTTCATTGTCATGCCGTCTGCATAATGCTCAAAACACTCAACAACAAATGGTGCAACACTCGAATCAATTTGAAAATGCTTGCTTTCATCTATATAATAACCAAGTGGGACACTTCCACCATTATACTTACATTTCAAAGCATTTTCTTTCATTCCACGACTTACTTTTTCGGCAAGCTCCGCAGAGTAATATTCAGCCATACCTTCAAGCACAGATTCAAGAATGATACCTTCTGCACCACTGCTTATTGCTTCAGTTGCAGATACAACTTTAACACCGTTCTTTTTGAGTATGTTTTTATAATGAGCAGAATCATAACGATTACGGGCAAAACGGTCTAATTTCCAAACAATGATAACATCAAATTCACCTTTCGCACTATCCTTAATCATTTTCTGAAACGAAGGACGATTATCAGTTTTAGCAGAAAAAGCACGGTCGATATATTCACCGACTATTTGAATATCGTTATGCTGTGCAAAAGCAGTACATTCTCTCAACTGACCGTCAATAGACTCTTCTCGCTGATTTTCGCTTGAATATCTTGCATAAATTACACCGTTCATATCATCACCTCACCCGCATTGTAACGCTCATTAAAACTTTTTGCAACTAATATTTATTAAAAAATATTATATGAATTTTATTACAATTCCTATAAAGACTTCACCGATAAATTATCTATTTCATTTTCCATACATTCTTTATCATGCATTATTTTCCATTTATCAATCCAATATTGTTTTGTTTTATATAATTTGTTTCCTTTAATTGATAAAATCAATTCTATAATAACTAATAATATCGGGCTGATTACAGCTATCCAAAAATCAAAATTTATTTTAGAAGTCATATTTAAAAATCTTACTACAAACAATATGTAACAAGAAATTGATAGTATCAAACAATCATAGTTAATATTACTTCTCAAAGCCTTTGTAATATTATTATTAATTGAGATGTTTAATTTATGGTTTCTTGTTTCCCAATTATAGTTCTTGTTTTTAGGTTCAATAAATACAGCAATATATGCAGAGATTTTGACCATTGCCGATCTGTAATAAATTACTCTTAATGATACTGGTATTATAACACAAAAAGGTAAAAGGAAAAGATAAGCATTGTTTTGGGAAAATGCAAAAGCTAAAATAGCAACGGTGGTTGTAATTGCAAACATAATCAATTTATTATGCAATTCAATTTTTTGCAATACCTCTGCTCTTAAAGTATTATATTCTTCATTCATAAAATGCCTCCAAATAAGTATATTTTAATATGATATAATTCCGGATATTGTAATTATCAAAACAATTTTAATATTATTTTTACTTGTCCGAATTTTGTATTAAACTTAGCTATAACAATTATTATTGAAACATCTCATATCACTAAAAACAAGTGCTATGAGATTTTTTTATATACAGCTATGCTTATTTTTTTTGATTCCTAATATGCATAAAAATACACCTATGATTCCTAAAGGCAAATAAAAGCAACATAAATTCGTGTATGTTACTTGATTTATTACATATAGCGGGAAAATAGTATAACGACCACCTAAAATTAAACTACTTATTATATAAAGCAAATCAATCATAATTACAATTGTCAATGATTTAGTATAAAAGAGAAGAAAATATGAAAGACCAAATAGAAAAATTGAAATAAGGAAAATTGAAATAAAAATCGGTAGTGCTGTATTAATCACACAGCAGGTAATCACTGCAATGATTGACATATTAAAAAATGCATATATTAAAAGTAATAAAAAATCATTTATTTTAATTTTATTATAACTTATATAAAGTATTTCTGAACCGATTTCGCCTACATAATCTTTCATTGAAAAAATACTCCAGCATATAGAAGAAATAGGTAGTATCATAAAACAATATTGTTGTATGTCAACAAGAAATTCTTCACTTACTCCATTAGTTTTGTAACTGTTAATTAACAGTATAGGCAATATAACATCCATTAGTAATATGGGAATGAAGAACAAAAATCTTAGGTTTTTCAGATTAAGAATACTTCTTTGTATTGATAATATTAAATGTTTTTTATTGCACATATATATCCATCCTCAATATTCGGTGAATCTTGTATATATTTTAATTTGAGATTTGATAACACCCTTGCACATTTTTGTCCGTTTAATTCAAGATGTTTTTCAATTTGACAGTTATTAGGTAAATTTAATACATCATTTTCCGGAACAATATAAACTTTCGATTTGGCTATATTTCTTATATCAGAACTGCTTCCACTTGTGATTAATTTGCCTTTGTTCATGATAACTATAGTATCACAGATTGCTTCAATATCTTCAACAATATGTGTTGAGATAATAACAATAGTGTTTTTTGATATTTCGGAAACGATATTTTTAAATCTTAACCTTTCTTCTGGATCAAGACCAGCAGTTGGTTCATCAAATATAATAATTTTAGGATTTCCAAGCAGAGACTGAGCAATGCCTAATCGTCTTATCATCCCTCCCGAAAGAGATGACACTTTAGAATTCAATTTATCTGTTAAATTAACTGTCTTAATCACTCGTTTAATTTCTGCTGTACTATTATTCAAGTCAATATTTTTTAAATTAGCCATCATAAGCATCATATCTTTGACACTTAAATCCTTATACATTCCAAATAACTGTGGAAGATATCCAATATATTCAAGATATTTTCTATCTTTATTAATATCATTTTCGTTATAAAAAATAATATCATTGTCGACTGGATATAATTTTGATATACACCTTAGTAATGTTGTTTTACCTGCTCCATTAGGACCAAGTAGCCCGTAAACACCATTTTTAAATTCAAAACTAAAATTATCTATTGCTTTTACCTTTTTGAAATTTTTAGTTAACCCGTTGATTTTAAGCATATTATTTTACCTCCAACAAATCTTCAAGAAATTCTTCTATTGTTCGTTTATCATTTGAATCAAATAAATAATGATTACATTTTTCATAAAATTCATTTTTATCATGTTCTTTTAGATTTTCTTCAAATAAGGCAGTAAAACAAAAATATTTTTTTGTTTCCTGATAGGATTCATTATCATTTTCAAATGCATCTATGCAATAATATAATTCAAGTTTATCTTTATTTATTAAACTTTCTATATAATCATTTTGAATATCAACTATCCATCTTGAAATCATGTAATTATTATTACTATATACTGTTTCAAATTTACCTTGATTTAAACTTGGTAGAATAATAATAGTTTTTATTTTATTATTATCAATATTTGAGGCTTTGAATTTGTTGATATAATTTTCAATACTGTTTTTATTCATTTCTTTAATATCTAAATATGGATAAATTATTTTAATGTCATTGACTAGAATACTTTTATATAAGCCACTGACTAATGAAAGTGATTCTGCATTACCAGAAAAATGATTTTTTTCACTTTCATTAAGATTCGAATAAAATTGTTTCATTGATGATACATTAACGTTAAAATTTATATTCTTATCAGAGTGATTAGGAACAAAACTTTGATAGTTTAAATCGTAAACCTCCTGATATCCTGCCATAGGATAAAATGGAAGAAATCCCGGTAAAATTGTTCCCTGAATATTACTGTAATATCTTGAGGAGTATCCATCATAATTTATAGTTATTGTATCAATTTCATAGTTTTGGGTGTTATTGATTTCAAAATAATCTAAATTTCTGTTGAAGTTAACATCTTTGTCATTTATTTTAATATTCTTAATATTATATCCGTGATATAAAGTGAATTTATATTTTTCTAAATTTTTATTATCTACTTTAATTACAACTTTTGCTTTTAACATAGAATTTGTTGAAATATCCATTGTTAAATCAGTCATATTAAAATTGTTTTTTTCTATCATTATTTCATCTTCATGTTTAGTGTAATATTCATAATCTGCATTTGGACCATTTACATTTCTTTGATCCATAATTACTTTTGAAGATGGTGTATAATAGACTGTAATACATATTATTGAAAGAATTATGCAAGTAATTGCTTTGATTTTTCTTTTATTTATCTGATGGAGAGAAAAGATAATTCCAAATGCAAAAATAAATATCCAAAAGAGAATTACTGCAAATCGATAAGGCAAAACCGAATATCCAAATGCTGTATTAGGTGTCCAATTTGTAGATGGTGTTGTTAATTCAAATAATCCAGTTATTTTAAATATATCTATATTTGTTGTTGTATATAGTGCAAGCCATAATATATCAAGAATTCTGCTTGTCATAATAGTAATAAAAATCATTAATAAATATGCTGGAATTTTTTTCATCTTAAGAGCTGAAAATGAACCTATAAAAATGCCTGCAATACAAATTAAAAATATATTTAGCAGGATGGAAACAATAATATACAATAAATATTGTAATGTTAAAGATCCTTCTGAAATTGCAAAAAATACATTTATTAAAATTAACACTAAGGTTTGAACTGATGCAACAGCACATAATAAAGAAATTTTACTTTTAATAATACTTTTAGTACCTTTAGGTGTGGTGTCTACACATTCTATAAGTGAATTCGATTTTAATTTATAGATGTATTCATAAGATAAAAACATAAAAGCTATTAAGTATATTACGGAAAATTTAAATAAAATTAATTGTAAATCAATTGCGGTAGCTTCATGTATTACGCACCAAATAGTTAAAATTATAGGCGGTGCAGCAAGAATTAAAGTTGTCAATATTTTTAATATTTTATCTTGAAAAAGTATCTTTTGTGCGAATTTCATCAAATTATTTTTCATTTTATATTATATTCCTCTCTTAGTGCTTACAGGCGTTAAGCCTGTAAGCACTTTATCAATTAGGCAACAGAAGTTATAGTTCCGCTTGCGATGCATCCATATGCATTTCCACCTTTAGGATTAAGTACTAATTCCCAACTACAACTGGAATTATATTTGGTAGTAGTGTTGTTTGAAAAAGATTTACCTTTTGCCAAATCGTGAGAAACATCGGTAGACCAAATTCCACCGTGATTTTTTTTAGCAAGGAAGTAGACGTTTCCGGCTGACAAAGAACTATTACTTCCGGAATATTTACATTGTTTTCCAGTAATTACGCCACTATAAGCTATTTTATCTGATGTTTTTAAAGAAGCAGACTTAGAAGCCGCACTTGCCGTAATAGAAAAGCAGGATACTATTGTTAATACTGCTAAAAACAGTGTTAATGGTTTTGTTAATTTTTTCATTTTATTCATATTTGAATTCTCCTTTAATAAATATATTATTGTTAACTTTTTTATTATTGATATTTTTAAATATTTATGGTGGGAAATACTTTGTATATTCACATAATTTAGAGAATACAGAGCGGCAATGAAAGGTGAAAGCTGGAAGTTCGCACTAATGGCTATGATTGACCAGACAATGAAATATTGCAGGACAAAAGACGAATTTAGAAAATATATGAAACGATACGGATATGATGTCAAATGGCAGGATAACTACAAGTACATTACCTATACTTGTCCGAACAACATGAAATGCCGTGACATCAGATTACACGAAGAGAAATACAGAAAGGAGAACATGGAGCTTGAGTTTGAATTACGAGGAGCTCAAACGAAGGAACGATACGAATATCAACAAGCTGCAGAATGCACCGAGTATAACGATAATAGATCAGGAACTGTGGCAGACACTGATAGACTTGAACAAAGACCAAACGACATTGCTGGAGGATACAGCAGATATACAGACAGTGAAAACCTGTACAGAGAATTCAAAGAAAGCAGTGAAAACGGAACTGATAAATCAAACGAATTCTCTGAAAGCGAAGATAGAGGATTTAGAGAAACAGGTTGGGAATCTGAACGAGAGTATCTCTTCAGTGGAGAAGCGATTGAAGAAGACGGACAATATATCGGAAGAACTGAAACAGAAATGGTTACCACTACTGATTGGAGTACCGACAGCAGTACAAATCCTATCCTGGACAGTTTATATACTCTGGCAAGTGCTGCAAAAATAATACAAAAACCAACAACAAAAACGCCAAGACAAGCAAAAAACAAAAAGAAAGGTCTTGGGCAAAGAGAAGATGACCACAGCGGAGATTATCAGAATAACAATGAACTCTACTATGGACCATCTATGTAACAAAACAAAAGTCACGGTGATTATTCGCCGGGCAGAAAGGATATTATGATAACTGAAAATATGAATACAGGAAATAAAACGAGATAGGAGTAATATAGAAAACTAATAAAAGAACTGTTGTCTTATGGCAACAAACAAAGATAAAATCTATGAAGAATTAAATCTATCAAAGGAAGATTTACAATCATTAGTAAGATGCTTTCTACCAGATATCCAAGCGTACTTCAAATCAGAAGAAGGCATAAAAGCTTATGAAGATTGGGAGAAAGAAAATCCATAAACGAATATTCAGCGAGGGCTTAGTCCTCGCTGTTACTAGTTATTGCATTAGTAAGTTTATCAACAGTTTCTTTACTTTTTTCTTCTGAACTTAATTTAATTTTTGATATTATTTCATCTCTGTCCAGTTTCAATTTATCCAAACAAAAACTATGGCTAATCTCAAAACTCTTAAATACATCATCCCATGTAAGTGCATAAATCTCGTAATTCTCTGTAATATTGACTAATCCAAGCTTGCCTCGATCTTTGAATGTGTCATATTTTGCTTTTACATCATCATCGACTTCCTTACAAACAGCAATAAACTTCCATCTTCTGTGTATGCCATTGAATGGAGAATTACGACGCACATAATCCATATAGTCCTCAATTTGTCTCAATACAGTCTTGGTCAATGGGACTTTAGGTGCTTTTAATTCAACAACAATATTTTCTTCAATTGCAGTTTCATGTGAATTTTCTGTTTTGCGAGAACCACATAAAAATATATCCATTCGTCTATTTAATTCTTGATCCGAATCCAATTTTGAATCAGGTTTGCTTGCTCCATAGAGTATATTTAAGTATCCCTCAAGAGCTCGTGTCATGGTTTTATCTGCACTTGCAAGGTTATATTTTTCTCCAAAAAGCCAGTAGTTTTGCTCAACGATTTTTTGAATATGATCACGCTCATTTGTGAATTTATCTAAATCATATATCAATGTTTTTAATGTTTCAATTATTCTGTATCGGTTTTCAATAAAACTGATTGTTTCAATAATATTTTCTAATTGTGTTTTGTTAAGTATACTTGCAAATTGTTTGCGCTGTTCTGTTGATAAATTAACAATTTGATTTATTATGTCAAGTACACTTTCTCTTTCTTCCGATGACAATAACAAATTTAAAAATGCTAGTAATGATTTTTCCTGAACTTCTTTGAGTTTATAAAAGATTCTTGGCTCAGCACAGTATAATGCTTTTGTTACAGTTTTCAAATCATTTTTTCTATATTGACCGTAAATATCACTTGAAAACACCGGAAATGTTTTTCTTTCATCAATCATTTTTTCAATTTCGGTATCAGCTTTTCCGGACATATAGATATCAATTTTTCTTGAAATCAAATCTAAAACAATTTTATTGAGTTCTTTGATTATTCCTTGTCCATCATCTGGTCCACCAAATGTCATTTGAGGTGAATCAATTTTTTCAACATCTAATTTATTAAAGAAGTTAGATTTGATAAATACGCTATGATTAAAATCAATAGTATTTCTGTTATATGTTGTTGTGTTTTTTCCTTTAATTGAATTATTATCATCTAAATAATAACAACAGAATTTTTCTTTAATTTTAGCATTCCAAACAATTAGATTAATTTTAAAATCATGTCCAAAAATATTTACATTAATTTCTTCACTTAAATTTGTATTAATGTATGAAGAATAATCTAATACTTGACCATTAACATGTAAACTTGTATTTTTATTTAAGTAAAGATACCATGCAAATTCAGTCAACAAATAATTTGTAAACTCTTCTGATTGCAAATCATTTAAATCAAAACCAAAAACATTCAATAATGTAGCAATTGTACCTGTACCTTTAATAGTAGGTTGTGGTTCACTACAATCAATAAACTCTTTGCTTGAATCAGATAAACTTAACTCATATTCATAATTTGTTTGAGTTTCAGTATCAGAATAAACAGTTTTCCACAGAACATCAGAAGCACAACACATAAAAGAAAAACGTCCCTTTCCTTTATTTGCTTTAGATTTTGCTTTAAGTGATAAAGAATTTTTTTGTGATGCTAGAAAAGTTCCAAATGTATTGTCAAGATTATTGAAATTAATTCCATCACCATTATCTGCAATAGATATAATATCACCACCATCTAACTGGTTGTGTTTCCATTCTAATTCAACATTCTTAGCATTTGCTTCAAAACCATTCCAAATGTATTCACAAATAGCCTCTTTATAATCTTTAGTTATGCCAGAGGTCTCAATGCTTTGGTTTTTTACACTTAATGGAATCCTTCTCATTCTTCATTCTCCTTATAGGTCATAACTTCATTATAGATTACATTATTATATGTGTCAAACAAAAAGTTAATATTCATCAAATTTGGGCCTATTTATAAACAAAAAATCCGAACACACCATCTTTGATGATGAAGTTCGGATTTTTCTTGTTTGGTCGGAGTGACAAGAATATAGGCATAAAATTTGGCTTAGCAGCGGGCTTTTTGCCAATCTGTACTGCAACAGTACTGCAACGCCGTTACTGCTGCAAGAACTGCTCGATCGCCTGCTTGATAATCTGTGCCTGTGCAATACCATCGTCAGCGCATTTCTCACGAAAAGCGGAAGCCATTTCCTTGGGGACACGCACGGAAATAGTATCATACACCTTTTGGTTATATCTTGCTTTCACCTGTGTGGATGTTCTGGTCTTTCTTTTCGCTTCACTCATGACACAGCCTCCATACCTTACGGATCACATTGCACAAGATCACAAGCGCACAGCCGCCAATGGCTACCCGCAGTGGAATACTCATTCCGGCACTGACAGACACCACCAAAAGCACGCACAAAATGGTCATCCAAAAACTATTCTTTTCCACTTGAAAAACTCCTTTCTTTACGATATAATAAATATGCCGATCCCCGCAAGGGGGAGGGGCTTTCGCCCCTCTTTGGTGCCTACCACCATTTGATTGCCGCTATCAAGGCCGCAATCGCAGCGATTGTCTGGATAACAAGTTCTGCGATTTCAAATGCGGTAGGCTTTTTGTTTGGCTTCATATTCTCACCCCCTTTCATTGACTTAATTATACCATACTGCTTGCAGTATGTCAAGTGTTTTTTTGATGATTTTGAAATATTTTTCTATTTTTTTATTTATGTGTAAAAGAGAAGTGCCCCCCCAAGGGAGCACTTCTCTTTTCTTATCCTCGGGCAGTATTTTTCTGCGGAGCATTCGGGGTAAGCTGCTGCATATAGGCGTCTGCCGCCTCTGTGTACTTATTTTCATAATCTGAAAATACATCGCAGTAGGTGTTTAGGGTGGTCTCAATATTGGCGTGACCAAGGCGCTTCTGGAGCACCTTAACAGGCATACCGCTCTCAATGCAGCGGGTGGCGTATGTATGCCGCAGGCTATGGAGAGACACCACGCCGGGCACGGCAGAATCCAGCATATTGTATTTTTTCAAGATACGCTGAAATTGTAAGTTGACCTGGCTGGTGGTCAGTACCTTGTGCCCTTTGAAGTCGTAGAACAGCAGATCCAGGCGGTTTGGTTGCCACTGCTCCATATATTCGGACAGAATACGGTATGGGGCGTCCGTCAGGCTCAAGAGCCGCTGCCCGGCGTAGGTCTTAGTCTTGGTGCCTATGACGGCGTGGTCCGTCTGGTCCTTGGTCACCGTGCGCCGCACATTCACGGTGCGGAATGTCAAATTGACATCGTGCACATCCAAAGCGTTGATCTCGCCCATACGCATTCCTGTGCAGAGCATTAACATCATCTGCTCCCAGTAGCGGCAGCCACGCTCTTGGTCGTTCATGATCTGCACAAACCTGGTCTGCTCCTCTACGGTCAACGCACGCACCTTGCGGGTGGCTTTGCTGCTCTTTGGCTTTTTCGTTCCTCGCATAGGATCCTTGCGGATCAGGTCGTTATCAAGAGCTGTGCGAAAGCAGCGGGCCAGCAGGGCGTAGTCCTTGGCGATCACTGAATTAGAACAGCTGGTGATCTCTATTAGGTATTGGGTCACCTGCGGTGGCCGCACAGCTTGCAGAGGGCGGTCGCCTATGGAGCTGGCGGCGATCCGCTTACAGCTGGCCAGTTTACGCAGGTAGGTGTTGTCCCCTATCTGGTTTAGCGCCCGGTCTGTCTCGACAAGTGATAAGATATACTGGGCAACGGTGATCTTGTCCGGCTCTATTACAGAGCCGGTGGCAAGTTCATTTTTCAGAGCGTCCAGCTTTGCCCGCACATCTGCCTGCCGCTTACCGTATATCGTCTTTCTTTTCGGCTTGCCGTTGGCGTCCACGCCTATAGTCAGCTGGGCAGCCCATAGGCCTTTGCTTTCCATCTTATAGATGGTTCCGTCACCGTTTCCTCTTTTTCTTGGCATTGCAAACACTTCTCCTTTGCATATAGCAGCGGGCAGCCCTAAAAAAGGGCGCAAAAAGGCCCTGCTTGATTTTTTAGCAGGGCTGTGATACAATAACCAGTGTTGGGTGGGTTATGTGCACGCACATCTCCTGCTTATCGGCTCTATCCTGTTGGCGCAGGGTAGGGCTTTTTTTATTTTGTTATGATTTACTCCAACTTCCCGGCCAACGCCTGGAACTGGTGGAGGTAGTTGCCTTTGATGTCCTCAAAGATCTTGGTGGCCTCTGCGTCATCGTACAGGTGCGTGGTCAGGTTGCGGGCGTTCAGGATCTCTACCCACACCAGGTCGTTGTCCACAAGGCCGTCTGCAAAGGCCTGGCGCATAACCGGCTTGGGGCTGTTCACTTCCGTATAGCCCTGCTCCAGCAGATACTCACGGCAGGTTTTCCACGCCAGTTCGGTGCAGAATTCAAAGCGCTGGATCACACCGTCACGCACGGTGGAGTTGGGCAGCTTGTCATAGTCGGCAATGGCCTCCTCCAGGCGCTGCACTGCGTCTTTGAATTTGTCGCGCTTTTCCTCATATTTGCTCATTAAGGATACACCGTCCTTTTCTATGTTCTTCAGCAGTTTGGGGTCTGTGTCCCGGCGGATAAAGACCAGGTCAAAGTCCAGCAGGGTGGGCAGATCTTCAATGGCCTGGGCAAATAGCGCCTGCTGCGCCCGGTCCTCTATGCCGTACACCGCCAGGTCAATATCGCTGCGCTGCCGGTTGTCCCCTCGTGCCCGGGAGCCGTAAAGCACCACCTTAGCCGCGCCGTACTGCCGGCCGATTTTTGCAATTTGTCTGTATAATTCTTTCATACTCTTTTTCATTTATGTGTGACCATTTTGCCAGCCTTGGCAGAATGGTCGTGTTTTACTGCTCGCTTTCAAGAAGCCTTACTGTCTGACGATATTCCTCCGCTTTGGCAACGGCAGTAAAAGTGACCGTAGCATTGTGGTTTTCTTTTACAACCTTTTCAATTTCCGAAAGAGAAACGCGGAAGAACTCTTTTCGGCTGTTTACCAGATTTATACGCCGATCATCAAACTGCCGGTGTAAAGCCGTTTCCAACGCCGGCGCGTCCTCGGAGAAAATCATAGCGTGAACATCGAATTCAAACGGTACGGAAGCACTGCTGAGTTCTTTTATGCGGTCCATCGGCTCCAACCGTCGTGTCATTCCAATTTTATATACATTCTCTCCAAAGGAACCGATATTGGATATTACATAGACGAAGCCAGCGCGTGTATTTTGCTCCCGGTCGAGTACATTTTTTCTGTCCTGCTCTAACAGGCCGAGTTTCGCCTCCAACTCTTTAATCTTGTCAACATAAAGCTGCTTTTCAATATCATCCGCCTTATGTAGATAAGTCATGAGTTTCTGAATTTCATTTTTGAACTGCCGTTCTTCCTTATCGAGTTTTGCTTTTTCGCGTTCAATTTCGCGGCGCACTTTTTCTTCTTCGAGCATTTGCTCTCGGATCGCGCGTTGTTCTTCCTTTTCGCGCTCTGCCATCACCTGATTGCCATACATACAGTTGAGCTGTTCCAGTTTAATCTCCAGCAGCTGGCGGTCGAGTTCCACTCCGTCCGGTGCAAAAATCCTGTTAAGCATTTCAAAGGACTTGATGATTTTAGAACGCGCACTGTCAATGTTCCGCGTGGTAACATTCTTGATAATAGCCGCCGTTTCCGAATTAAAGCAACGCAGGATCTGTTTCACATTTGCATTTACAACAGACTGTGGCGCGTCGGAATACACAGATACGGCATTATTTGAGGAAATGCATTCCTTTTCATTAAGTTGTGCAAGAGCAAATTTGTCTTTATATTCAGCGGACGATATATCATAGTCTACCGGGACGGAAGAGGAAACAGCAACCGCTTCTCGTTGCGCAACTTCAATTTCATCTTTAAGATCGCGGATTTCAATATTTAGCTGAGCAACGCATTTCTGTTTGTGCTCAAGTTCCAGTTCAGCAGCACGAGCCCGCTGGGCGGCGTGCTCTCTCTTATCTTTGATCTGATCTTCAACAGTACGAAGTTTTTGAGCACAACTGTCCTCTGTTTCTTTTCGCATTTTTTCCGCAGCCGCTTTGGCGTCCTGCACGCGTTGATCTGCATTGCCATTCGTAAACGCCGCGTATTCGTCGGCATTTTTGATTATATTTAGTTTTGAAAATGACTTCTGCAAAATATAATAGTACAGCACGAGAAACGCTACATCAGCCAAAGCAAACAGCGGTACTCCTACTGTAGCCAAGATAGAAATTGCAATAATAAACGGATATGCATACAAAAGGATTTTATATTCTTTTTTCATTTCTTTTTTCTCCTATTGAGATGTTACATCTATAATCACGGCGTGCCGTGGATTATGCAATCCCACATTCAAAGTAGAATTCCAACGCCTTATGGATGAATTCTTCCGTCACATTGAAATACTCGGCCAACTCGTAAGGCTCCGGGCCCTGGCGCAGCTGCGCCTCCAACTCGGCCTTGGGGATCAACTTCTTCACCGCCCACTTATCTGCCCGGCGTTCGTGCTTGCTGCGCCGGTCAAGCGGTGCGTATAGGTTGTAAAACGACCCGGTTATGCAGTGCCCGGCTTCGTGGGCCAGACGGCAGCGGGCCTCTGCGGTGCTCTCCAAACTCTGCTCGTCCAACGCTATGTAATAATCATCGCCGATATTGGCAGACGCAGACTTGGCAGCGGGCATACTGCCCAGATACACCTCAATATTATTGCGCTCGATCTCATCGAACAGGGACTCAGTTGTTGTCATTCTCTCTCTTTCTCTTATCTTTGATAAATTCTACAAATCCTTTAACTTCATTCCACATCTCGTCGGTAACCTCTCCGTCACCACCAAATAGTGCCACTTTGGCGATTTCCTCCGGACTTTGTTGGTCCGGGGGATTTTTTATGTCCGTTTTTCCCAAAAGGTAGTCAGTAGAGACACCAAAGTAGTCAGCGATCTTTTTTAAGCTGGAAGCAGATGGCACAGCCCCTTTGTTTTTCCAGTCGCTGACAGAGGCACGGGATATACCAACTGAAACGGCAACACCAGTCGCCGAAGAACCAGCTTCCACACAAAGCTGTTGGTATCTATCGTAAAAAGTCATAGTTTTACACCTCTGTTTTTGTGCAAAATTTACAAAAGTTCATAAAACCTAACTTTTAGTGTTGACAAATTCATATTGCCGAATTATAATTGCACTTGTAGTTAGGTTTACCGAACACGAAACAAGCCGAACTATGAGAGCGCTACCTCTTGTCAGTCCAATGTGCTGTTGATTTGCACATTCATAATAGCACAACAGTTCGGAAAATACAACTACAAATTCAAAAAATGTTCGTTTTTTAGAACGAAACGGCAGAAAGGAGTAAAAAAATGGACAGTTGGATTGCGGAAGCAGTCGGCACAATGCACATCAACAAAATAACCCAAAAAGCCGTGGCAAGCAAAATGGGATGTACAACTGACTATATCTCGATGATTTTAACCGGCAAGCGCAAACCGCCCCAGGCAAAAGAGCGGATCCTCGGCGCAATCAACGAGATCATCGCCGAGCGCAACAACTAAATATACGGCCAGCCTTTTGGGCGGCGGCAGAGATACGCAGGCAGCGGGACCTTTTTCACTTCTTCTCTTTTTTCTTTTCTTTTTTGTCAAATTACCCCCTATGTCCCTGTTTCCGGTGCCCGCCCCACCCAACATCACATTATCGCAGACGGCACTTTTGCCGTGCAGCGGGCAGCTTGCGGCTCTGCCGCTTGCCCAAAGGGCTGGCCTAATCAAGAAAGGAGAATAGCAATGAAAGTACCCATCAACAAGGACAGCCCCTTGGCAATGGACGACTTTGACGCCGCCGTGCAGCAGCGTATGGAGCGCCTGCAAAGCTATATTGACCTGATCCGCACCGCCGAAGCTGTAGAGGAAGAGGTCAAGGTCAAGGGTACAAAGCTGTATCTTGGTCCGGAAGATGTGGCGGCATACCTGAATTGCAGCATTCCGACTGCCAGGCAGTATATGCACCGCCCGGGCTTCCCTCTCATTCAGCTGGGAGAGAACGGCACAAAGTTGGCTGTGTTCGCCCCGGCGTTCCACGCATACAACGCCGGAAAATACTAAATTGCAGTCAACTGCAAAGAAAGGACAAACCAATGACGAAACGAGAAAAGGCAGGCGTGGTCCTGGTGGTCACCGGTTTTTTGCTGGTGATGTTTGGTTGCTGCTTGGTGGCGGACAACATCTATTGGTGGGTGTCTGTGGCAATCAGCGGAACCGGATGTGGGCTGATCGCTCTGGCGGTGTTCGTGCTGCCCAAGGACGAGGACGAGCCGCAGCAGGATAAACGGCTGGTGATTGAGGACGAAAACCACAAGGTGGTGCTGGTAGCGCCGCTGACAGACTTTGAATTGGCGTATCTGCACGCCGTCAAATTGGGAAAGGATGATGAAAATGGACGATTACATTGATTTGGTGATTGCTAAGCTGGATGAGGACCATATTGTTCTGCGGGCGCCGTGGAACACCGTCAGAGCCGGCGATACCGTGTATGTGCGTGGTGACGGCAACTACGAGGCGCTGGAAGTAATTGCAGAGCGGAAAACCAAGGCTCTGATGGAATTGCCAAAAGTGACCGCCATTATGCTGCCGCTGGAGTATGACGACGAACAAAGCGGCGGGCAAAAAGAAAAAGCCGACTGAGCGACCAGTCGACTTGAACACAGGCGGCGAAAAGAAAGTAAAACGCCTGCGCTAATTACATTATATATAAGGACCGCAGAGAAGTCAAGGACAAGCCGTGCGGCAAGGGCGAAAAAAGGGGCCTGCGCTCCTTTTTTGCTCCTTGTTCAAAGTATTATTTTTAGGTGCAAAACGCCAACGGCAAAAATATATATCGCTTGGCATTCGTCAGCGCGTTCAGGCGCAGGCAGGAGACCGGCGGCAACAGGGTGTGTACCCGCGCCGCATAATGAGGAGCTGTGCTCTGTGGGAATGTGGAACACGCCGGTGAACCGGTGGGAAACTTGATTTTCCACCCGGGAGCCGATCCGCGTTTTCCAGCATTTCCATAGTGTGCCGGTCCGTCCAGAAAGGAGCAAACCAAAATGCCATGGGTGCAAAAGACCACCCACGCAGGTAAATGTATCTACATTCAGCGGCATTACTCCTCCCGCTATGGCAGCAAGAATAAATGCACCAGGGGCAGCAACTACGGAAAAACCAGCGAGGCCCAGGCGGCAGTCAACAATCGCCAGGCGTGCCTACAGCAGGAGATGATCTTTAATGCAAACTTCGGACCCGGTGACCTGACAGCTACTTTTACATTCCGAAAGGCGGACAGGCCCAAGGACCTGCAAGAGATTAAAAAACTGTGGGCCGCCTATATGGCCAAACTGCGATATGCCTACAAAAAGGCCGGTGTTGAATTCAAGTGGATGAGAGCCATTGAGACCCCGGACAAGAACCCACATATCCACATGGCGCTGTCCGGTATTGACTTGACCAAGCTGCCCAGGTGGCCTTATGGCCGGGTGGAATATGTACCGGTGGATGATCGAGACCACCACACCTACGGTGGGTACCTACGCGAGGAGACCCACATCAAACAAGGGCACGAGGGCAAGTACACAACGGCCAAGTCCAGAGTGTGCTTTAGCCGCAGCCGTAACCTGGTGGTACCGGAACCGGAATACCAGGTCATCTATAGCGACCACTGGGCAGATGAGCCAAGAGCACCCAAGGGATACTATGTGGTCAAGGACACGCTGAACAACTGGGAGGACGAAGTCACCGGTTTTAAGTATCAATCCTATGTGCTCTGCCCTATTCGGGCAAAGAACCATAGGTACCTGTGTTAGGAGGACAAAGTGACATACATACAGCAATGGGAACAAATGCGGGACAAGGTGCGCAACTTAGAGCGGGAACGCCAAACACAGCTGATTTTGGCACCGCACAACGCATACGGCTTCAAGCTGAACATCAACCACCCGCTGATCCGGCCAAAGTGGGACGCATTTAAGAGCGCAAATGGACTGGGCCAGTATGGCATGACGGACGATCTGCGCCGGGAGTTTGAGGAGACAGTGCTTGCCAGCAAATATATGCAGAAATGCCTTGAGCAGGAGCAGCAGCGCATTGGTGCAGTGGAGCACCAGTTCATCCGTATGGCTTACGCTCCTGCGGAGCAGGCAGCGGGCTGATGGGTACTCAAGAACACTGGACTGCTGCCCAATACCAGGAGTATATCCGGCAGCGGGCCAAAGGCGGGAACAAATACCACGCGGTAAAAGCCCAAGCAGACGGCCGTACATACGACAGTCAAAGCGAGTGCAAGCGAAGCAAGGCTTATTTTTTATACGACCTGCCAGACGGCGAGCAAATGCTCAGTAATGGCAGCTGCGGGTACATTCTGTACGGCCACCCGGAATACACGCCGGAGACGCTGCGTATGGTCGCTGACTTGGCAGAGGATGACAGCGTGATCATGACAAGAATGCCAAAAGCGGATCTGCCGCTGGCAGACCAATGCCCCGATGAAGAATATGCCGCCCCGCTGGACACCTGCATTGTAGCCGCAGGCGCTGTATGGCAACCGCTGATTGTAGGTGCGGGCATGACATTCATCAACAAAAGAGCGTTGCAACCTATCGAAAAGGAAGAAGAGGGGTACGATCTGTACCGGCGCGGGGACCTGGTGGTAGTTAAGTCCGGCCTGATCGTGCAGGGCGTGATCAGAACAATGGATCTGTCCAAATCAGAAGCTGTATGTCGGGATCTGATCAACCTGGGCACCGTGGCCGGTATGGCCTTTGAGGAGCGCAATAATGAAGAATGAGAACGAAAAAACTACAGTTGCGATCTTGGCGACGATATGCAGAGATGTGTGTATCTACGGCTCAATCAATAACCGGTGCGGCCTGGACAAGCCGGAACTGGACGAGCACTGCCAGCGTTGCGCGCTGGCGCAGATCAAGGAGGTAACGCTGAAATGACCGAGAAAATCCAAAAAGCCATTGATAAGATCGACCAGGAGGCGGAGAAGATGGGTAGCGCCACCGTGCGTCTGCTATGCTCACACATTATAGACCACTGCCTGGTCAATGATGAAAACGCGGACAAGGTGCTGGATGAGGGCAAGAGCCTGAAAGGCTGCTGGGATCACATCACCAGTAACGCCCGGAAACAAGCCGCGGGCAACTGCGCAGCCGTGCCGGACGACATCGTGTACGAATGGGCAGCGGGCTATTACGGCTTTACCGCCGAAGAGAACAAGGCGGAGATCATCGACCTGCTGGATCTGCTGTGAGGTGTCGGTATGGGAAAGAAACTGAACACGCTTACGCAGGAACAGGCAGAGAAAATCTGGGACGGCCGCCCGAAACTGCCGGAGAAAAAGATACTGACATTTGCACACAAGCAAGTGTTCGTCAACGAGCAGTATTTTTTTAAGCACAAAGAATGCGGCCATAGGTATGGCTATTGTACCGCTTGCGGCAAGGATGTGCAGATCGACATTGAGAACATGCGACTATGGACGGACAAACACGCAGCTTGCCGCTCTGCACGGCATAACGACACCGTATGCTGCCCCGCCTGCGGGCACGAAGTCCAAGCCAAAGACGCCGGGCGTGGCCGTAGTCAGCTGGTCAACGCGGCAGTGGTAGCGGTAACGCAGCGGACAAGGAACGGTGGGATATTACTTTCTTTCGTTCGGGTGTACGAAGACTATAGATACGGCTTTAAGGCCGCGCCAGAAATGGGCGGACTGCTGTACGCCGCATACTTCAATCTTGGGCAGCACTTCGTGGCTGAACGCAGTTACTATTGTGACGATATGTTCATCAGCGTAAAACAAAAGCCAACACGCAAACTGCCGTGCACGGTGGAGCCAGCCAAACTGGATCACAACAGTTGGAAGTGCACAGAGGGAGAGGGAGCAAAGCTGCTGGGCTTTGAAGAGGCGTTGGAAAAAAGTAACCTACGCTATCTGCCATGGGAGACATACCACGAATGTGCGCAGCAACTGCACCGTAGCGCTATAGCCAACTACCCGGTCAACCTGCTTGGGTTACTGTATCAATACAGCCGCCATCCGGTGCTGACAGAGCGCCTGATCAAAGAGGGCAACAGCGACTTGGTAGCCGAACAGGTGGAGTGGAACTGCACAACCGGTATGGACTACAAGCAAGTGGTGCCTTACAAGGCAATGCGACTGACCAAGCCGGAGTACCGCATGATAAAAGCAAAATACAAGATTTGCTGTTCAACACTCAGAGCAACAGCGGCGCTGAAAAAATACGGCTGTAAAATGTCAGATAAAAATATTCTTTTTTTTCTTGCTTTCCAATACACATGGAGCCCGCAAAAATGCTACAAGGCGCTTGATGTTTTGCGGCAGAACCTATCTCCGCAAAAGGCAATAAACTGGGTAAACCGGCAGGCAGCGGGATATGGAACGCCAACAAATGTGCTCTCAGATTACAGCGACTATCTGGATCAGTGCAGGCGGTTGGGCCTGGATGTTAACCGTAAAGAGGTAGCCGTACCGCAGAATCTGCGAGATCTGCACCGGCAGTATTCCGAAGAATTGACACGCCGAGCCAACGAAAAGAAAGCAAAAGAGCAAGCCGAGCGGTCAAAGAAGTTAGCTAAGGATCTGCCAAAGTTGAAACGCAAATATGCATACGCCAGCAGCGGGCTGTTCATTCGGCCGGCCGAGGGACCGGAAGATCTGCTGAAAGAGGGTTGTGCCCAGCACAACTGTGTGTACTCCTGTTACACGGAACAATACCTGGACAGAAAGACGGATATACTTTTCGTCCGCAAGCAGTCGAACCCGGATCAATCCTATGTGACCGTTGAGTTCAAAAACGGCGCCGTTATTCAATGCAGAGCCGATCACAACCGACCTGCACCGCCGGATGTGCAGGAGTTTATGCAAGCCTGGCTTGCCTACCTAAAGTCGAACAGAAAAACGAAAGCAGTCAGTTAAGGAGGACTTATGGATAACCAAATCACTACAATGCAAGAAGTAACGCCCACCACACAGAAAGCCTACGACACCCACGCCCGGATCCTGGCCAATGGCCAGGTAATGGCCAGAGCACTGGTAGATGTGTGCCACGATCTTAAGACTATGCGGGATGAGGGCCTATACACGGAGCTGGGCTATGACACATTCGAGGAGTACGCCGAGCAAGCCTGTGGCATTAAGCAGCGGCAAGCCTATTCCTACATATCAGCCTATGAAAAGCTGGGTCAGAAGTATATGGCCGACCACGCCGACCTGGGGATCACCAAGCTGGAGCTAATCGCTCAAATCAGCAGTTATGAGCGGGAAGAGTTTGCGGCCGATGTGGACCTGGAGAGCGCCACGGTCAGGGAGTTAAAGGCTGAGGTGGAACGCTACAAGAAGCAGACGGAACAGCTGACATTCGATCTTGGCCAGGCACAGAGCGAATTAAGCGAAGCACCGGAGCCGGTGGACACGGACGCGCTCCGTTCTTCCATTGAGCAGGAAGTAAAAGCCAAGTACAGCGCCAAGCTGGAAGAATTGCAGCAGCGGGCCGACGCAGCGCCGGACCCGGAGGCGATCCGAAAGGAAGCGGAAAAGGAAGCCGCCAAGGAATACAAAGCTAAGCTGGCAACGGCAAAGGCAGACGCCGAGAAAAAAACCAAAGCCGCTGTAGAAAAGCTGGAGCAGGAAAAGGCAGACCTGGAACGGCAGTTGGACAGCAGCACCACCAAACTGGACGCCGCTGTTCGGCAAGCCAAGGCAGCGGGCGCAGACACGGATGTGGCCGCCTGCCGGGTGTACTTCACCGAGTTGCAGCAGACCGCCGCCAAGGTACAGGAGCTGATCGGCAAGATCAATGCCAAGGACCCGGCAACCGGAGCAAAGCTCTCCGCTGCTGTTATTCAAGTTTTGCAGTCAACTGCAAGGAATTTGGAGGTGGCACAATGACCTGCGAGCAATGTTACCACTGCGATGTGTGTTGGCACCGCATGACCATTTACGGCCCATACGCGTTAATGGGAATGAGCCACGGCAACATGGAAGTGTGGTGCGCCAACTGTAAGCCAAAGGCACAGATCATAGAAGTGTCAAAGCAAATTCCACAGCCGCTTCATGATGAACTGGCAAGGTACTGCGCGGAAAGAGCATATGATGAGGAGCAATAAAAAATATGGGAACAATCAGAGAGCGCTTGTGGAATAAGAAAAGGGCAGACACCGAACGCGGCAACGGCGGGTTCGGGAGTACAGGGAGGTGATCAGGATGTGTATAGCTGCACAAATCATTCTTGTGGCCGGGGCGGTCATTGTTGCATTTTTCGGCGTGATCGGCTTTGGCCCGAATTTTAAGAAATAGCAGAATAAAAAGCAGGAGGAAAAATGACGAACAACGAAAAGAAGGAATGGCTGCAACGCTATCGGGAGTGCTGGGCGGAGGTTGAGATTACACAACAGGAGATCGAAGAACTGAACAGCCGGGCGCAAAAGATCACGGCTTCCCTCTCTCCAACGCCGGGAGGCGGGCAGCGGGCAGATTTCACCTTGACGGTAGATCGCATTATAGAATTGAAAGAGAAGCTGGACCAACAAGTCCGGCTTGCTCTGTTGCAGCGGGCAGAAATTGAGGCTGCTATTGAGCAGGTGCGTAGCCCATTGCACCGGCGTGTGTTGCGTCGGCGGTATTTGAACGGTGACACTTTTGAGAAAATCGCGGTGGACGAAGATATTACATACAATCACCTGGTCTCTCGCATTCACCCGCAGTCCCTGGATATGCTGGAATGCAAAAAATAAAAAACCACTATGCAATGCATGTTGATGTTATAGTATGCAGGTTACCGTCTGTGTCATAGTATAAACTACCAAACAGATTGAAAGAGCGCTCCAAACGGTGCGCTCTTTGGTTTTTGCCCTTGTGCTTTTCCTTTCTTAAATGCGGTTACTACGAGGCTCATTTTCAGATGTGCTATAATTATGGTGAGCGAAAGGGGGGAAACAAATACATGCGTAAACGCTCTGAAAAACCTTTAGGCAAGCAGCAGAAGAAAAATCGTGAAGTCCTGGAGTACGAAGAGGTCAAGACAGAACTGACCAACATTTCTCCGGCAGAACGCCGGCGCAAACGCATTATGGCTGAGACGGATGTGAAATCCGCATCCAAATTCTTTAATGCGTCTATGGCAGCAGAGTTTTCTTTGATTGCGACTATGACTTCTTGGATCGTTGCACTTCACAATGACTGTGAAGGAGTGATAAGCTATATCGTCCTTGTCGTAGTGATCGTGGCCGCTATCGTTACATCAGTTGCTTTGTTGTTTACTTGGATAAAGAAAAATATCCATCTTGAAAAAGCGGTACTAACGCTTGAGATACTGGATGAATTTTTTCCAAATAGCAAACAGAAAAAATAACAGCATATAATCCGTAATTATTACAAAGGAGGTGAGCAGCATGGGTAAAGAGACCTTAACACCTAAACAAAGGCTGTTCTGTTATGAATACGTGCTCGACCATAACGGGAAACGGTCTTACCAGGCTGCTTACCCGAATTGTAAGGCACCCGGGAGCGCAGAAAGCCAAGCAAGCCGATTGCTAAGAAATGATAAGGTAAAAAAATTTATCGCTGACCTGGAAAAGCGAAAGCTGGACAAGTTGGATTTTACCGCAACGGATGTGCTGAACGCACTGTGCTCCATTGGGTTTGCAGAGACGGCGAAGCCGCCGAATACCTCTGATCGGGTGAAAGCCCTGGCAGAGCTTCTGCGTCACTTTGAATTGGCCCGAGGGCATGAGGATGAGCAGACAGACGATGGCTTCTTGGAAGCCTTGGAGCAGAAAGCGGGTGAACAGGCATGGGAAGAATAAGTACCTTTCACTTTCGGCCATTCTCCGCCAAGCAGCTCCAGGTGCTCACCTGGTGGTGCAAAACATCACCTGTGAGCGACAAAAACGGAATAATTGCAGACGGCGCTATACGATCCGGTAAGACGGTGAGTATGGCGCTTAGCTATATTCTGTGGGCTATGAGTACCTACAGCGGCATGAACTTTGCCATGTGCGGTAAGACAATCAGCTCCTTTCGCCGGAATGTGCTTTCTTTTCTGCCTGCAATGCTGCAAAGTCGCGGGTATCAGGTAAAATACAGCCGTAGCGACAATGTGCTTGTGGTGACGCGGGGTGGTACGGAAAACGCGTTTTATATCTTCGGCGGCAAGGACGAAAGCAGCCAGGATCTGATCCAGGGTATGACTTTGGCAGGTGTGTTTTTCGATGAGGTGGCTTTAATGCCCCAGTCCTTTGTGCAGCAGGCCACCGCCCGGTGCTCTGTCAGTGGTGCAAAATTCTGGTTCAACTGCAACCCGGATAACCCACACCACTGGTTTTATGAAGAATGGATCCTGCCGGAGAAGCGGCAAGAAAAGCGAATACTCTACCTCCACTTTACGATGGACGACAATTTGTCCTTAACAGAGGAGGTCAAAGCCCGGTACAGAACGATGTACGCGGGCGTTTTTTATGCTCGGTATATTCTGGGCGAATGGAAAGTGGCAGAGGGCCTGATCTACGATATGTTTGACGAAAGCCGGCACTGTATTCCGCTGCCGCCGGAGAGTGAGCTACAAGGTTCTGCCTATATCAGTGTGGACTACGGCACCTTGAACCCCACCGTGTTCTTGATGTGGCGCAAATATCACGGCAAGTGGCTGTGCACCAAGGAATATTACTATTCCGGGCGAGAGAACCATAAACAAAGAACGGACGCAGAGTATGCGGACGAGATGATGGCCTTTATCGGCGATACGCCGTATACCTGCGTAGTGGTTGACCCTTCGGCGGCTTCTTTCATTACAGAACTGCAAAGGCGGGGGCTCAAGGTATTAAAGGCGGATAACGCGGTGCTGGATGGAATCCGTACCGTATGTACGCTATTGCAGCGGGCAGATCTGCTGTTCAGTAAGGACTGCACCCGTACCATTGCAGAATTTTACGCCTACCGTTGGTACGACAAGGCGGCGGAGGCGGGCCGGGACGAACCGGTCAAACAGGACGACCACGCTATGGACGCTATGCGTTACTTTGTAAGCACGGCGCTGGGGCGGATCGTAACAAGGAGGACATAGGATGATACTTTACATGAACCGGCGGGATGTGCCGAACCTGGACCGGGGCGAGTTGCCTTCTGCGGTGATCGATTATGTGATCGGTAAAGCAAATAAATATGAAAGACGGTGTCGCGCCCTATATGGTCGGTATATCGGTGTTCCACAGCTTCACCGTGGAGATGAAGAGGATGATGTGCGGGCGGAGGCCAACTATGCCAAGTATATCGTAGATATTATTCGCGGCTACTTCCTAAGTGAGCCGGTAAAGTACGATTGCAACGACCGGGACAAGAAAGACAGTCAAGCGCAGCTTTCCCTGGTGTCTACGGTTGAGGCCAAGCTGGATCGGCAAAACGGCACCCTGGTCCGCCACAACGCTGTGGATGAGGACAAAGACGGCCTTTGCGATTTGTGCGGAAAGAAGATTGACATTTCCGCCGTTATGGCGGCCTACCATAGTCAGAATATCGCTACCGTAGATCAACGAAACGGAAAGGCCATGGGTATATATGGCGAAAGCTGTGAGCTGCTATATGCCAGCACAGAGGAGCAGCCACGCCCACGATCCGCCGTGTATGCGCCGGATCAGATTGTGCTGGTGCAAGATGATACTGTGGAGCACAAGGACCTGTTTGCGCTGTGGTTTGAGCAGCGGGAGCGCACAGATCGCAGCCGGTACTATGCGGTAACGGTCTATACTGCCACCCAATACCAGCAGTACGAAAGTACATCGCTGGATAAAGAAAACTATGTGTACAACCCGGTGGGTACGCCGGTGCCACACTTCTTTGATGAGGTGCCGGTGGTGTGTTATGAGAACAACGAGGAGAGACAAGGCGACTTTGAACAGGTGGCCAACCTGATAGACGCCCGCAATGCGCTGCTGTCCGATCGCCTGACGGACAAACGCAAGTTTGTCAATTCTATTTTGGCTGCCTACGGTGCGGTATTGCCGCCGGAGACAATGGCAGCCGCTAAACGGGATCACTTTGTGGATGGTATTCCACAGGACGCCCGGTTGGAATATGTGCAAAAGACCTTTGATGAGAATGCATTGAAGGTGCTGGACGATACGCTGGTATCGGATATTCATAAAATGACTTTAACCCCGGATATGACAGACCAGGCCTTTGCAGGCAACGCCAGTGGCGTGGCGCTGAAATTGAAGCTGCTGGCCTTGCACCTGCTTGTAAAAAGCAAAATGAGTGCCATGGAGGCGGGCTTAAAGAAACGCTGGAGATTATATAACAACTGGCTGGCCCATAACGGAATTGACCCGGTATCCGTGGACGATGTGGATATTGTGTTCACTGTGGCCCTGCCCATTGATGAGGCGCAGATCGTGCAGATGGTGTGCACCTTGAAGAATGCCGGACTGGTTGACGATCAGACGCTGCTGTCCCTGCTATGGTTCGTTAAGGACCCGGCGGAAGCTGTGGAGAACATGAAACAGCAAAAGCAGGAGAACCAGCAGCAGTATATGGACAGCTTTGCCGCCAAGGCGGAGGACAAAGCTGATGAAAAGGGACAGTCGGCAGATCAGGAACAGCAAGACAAAGAAAAGGACGCTTAACCTATGAAAGCAGCAGAGTATTGGAAAAGGCGAACGGTTGACCTGGAACACCTGCTGCAAGCGCGCACCACCGCTACAATGGTGGAGGTCAACCGTATGTACGCCCAGGGTGTAGAGCAGCTCAACGAGCAAATTGAGCGTATTCTCCGCCGGTATGTTAAAAACGGTCAGATCAGCCAGGCTTATGCCTTGCAGCTGCTGAGCGCAGGCCAAACCGCAGAGGAGCGCCAGCGTCTGCTGGAACAGCTACAACAGACTAAGGAACCACAGGCACGGCGTGAATTGATCGCTATGCTGGACGCTCCTGCGTATGCGGACCGTATCAGCCGATTGCAGGCTTTACAGAACGCTATTCGTGCGGAAGCCGTAGCCATGGGCGTGCGGGAGGAACGGCTGGCGAAAGCGCGACTGACAGATACACTCAAACAAGCATACTACCGCACTATATTTAACGACCAAAAGCGTAATGGTCTATATGACTTTCGCTTGATCAGTGACCGCCGTGTACAGGCCGCACTTACCCATAAGTGGAGCGGCAAAAACTATTCCGATCGTGTGTGGAAGAATAACGCCGCCTTTTGCAAGCGCTTGCAGCGCACGATTGAGGTGGGTTGTATGACGGGTATGACCCTGCACGATATGGAAGAGCGGTTGCTGGAGGACTGCATAGGTGCAGATAGCGACAGCGGGCAACGCTATTGCGCCAGCCGCCTGATCCGTACAGAGGTCAATCACTTCTCCAATCAGGGCTTTTTAGAGGGCTATAAAGCAGCAGGCATTACCCGGTATCGGTTTATGGCTACTTTGGATTTGCGCACCTCCGCCGTCTGCCGCCAGCTGGACGGCAAGACCTTTTTGGTGGAAGAGGCAAAAGCAGGCGAGAACCTGCCGCCTATGCACCCTTTCTGCCGCAGTATTACCGTGCCGGTGACCAATAACCGCACAGGCACCCGCTGGGCCAGGGACCCGGTGACAGGACAGTCTATGACCGTACCGGCAGATATGACTTATGCCCAGTGGTATGAAAAGTATGTGGAGAAGAGAGACCTGGGCTTGACTGAAGAGGAAGAATACGCAATCAACAGCTGGGTGTCCAGTGATTTTTACCCGATTAACGAGAAGCTGCGGCAGGGTATAGAGTTGACAAACGAGGAAAAAAAGGCTATAACTAACTTAGACCGTGCGCTTGAGAAGTTTCCCAGATACAACGGACCGGTCAAACGCTCTTTGGTTATATCCGATCCCACGGAGCTGCGGAAATTCACGAATACGCACGCAGTCGGTAACACGGTTGTTTGCGATGCGTACATAGCCACAACCTGCGGAAAGACCTATAACCCGGACGCAGAAGTGCAAATCTATATTCCGCAATGCAAAAATGGACGAGATATTCGATCTTTTAATGCAGGCGAGCAAGAGATATTGTATCCGCGTGGTAGTAGCTTTGTGGTATCCAAAGTTATTCAAAATGAGTCCATATTAAAAATCTTTTTACTGGAAAGGTAGTGAATAATGGTGAAAGAGAAGAAGTTGTTTACCGCCCCCAGATGGAATGATCCAGGCGGAGCAAGAGTGATAGGACACGAGGAAATCAGCGAAGAAGAAAGTAGAAGAATACTGCAAGAAGCCATTGACGAATTTTATGGCGGAAAATGTCCGGAGGAATGGCTGGACGCGATGAAGTAAGAGCGATACACATATCGAATCAAGCAGAGCTGCAATGCAGCCCTGCTCTTTTTATACCCATTTTCAGGCTATGCCTGTGGGATATATCATTTAACGAACCGGCAGCGTACGGTTTGGGAAAGGAGTCAGCAATGACAAAACACAATGCCGAGATGGAAAGCAGCAGAGAACAGAGCCGGGTGTGCGCACGCCTGCCGCTGAACCTCCAGCTGTTTGCCGAAGATACCGGCGAAAATGGAGCAGACACCAACGCAGAGGGGGCAGCGGGCGACACCGACGCCAACTCCGATGGGGGCAACACCACTCCGACCTTTGACGAACTGCTGAAAGACAAAAAATTCCAAAGTGAATTTGACAGCAGGGTCAGCAAGGCGCTTGCCACGGCCAGAGCCAAGTGGGAAGAAAGCGTCAAAGAGCAGGCGGACGAAGCCAAAAAACTATCCAGTATGAACAAAGAGGAGCGAGAGCGGTATAACCTGGCAAAAGATCGCCAGGCATTTGAACAGGAAAAGGCAGCCTTTGCCAAGAAGCAGCTGGAAACGGCTGTTGCGGCTGAGCTGCTCCAGCGTAAGCTGCCTGTGCAGTTTGCCGCAATCCTGACCGGGAATGACGCCACTGCCTCGCAAAAGAACCTGGAGATTTTTGACGCCGCATTTCAAGAGGCAGTACAGGCCGCCACAACCGCCAACCTGCGGGGCAAGGACTTGCCGCCGGCGGGTAAGGAAGCAGCGGGCGACAATGTACCGCCCACAGACTTCCGCGCCTATGAGGCGTGGAGAAAAAATAACGGCTAATAGGAGGAATAAGAAATGCCGAATACGATTTTAACCCCCAATGTCATTGCCAATGAGGCACTGATGGTACTGAAAAACAACCTGGTGATGGCCAACCTGGTGCACCGGGACTATGAGGACGAATTTGTGAAGGTTGGCGACACGGTTACCGCCCGCCGCCCCAGCAAGTTTGTAGCCAAGAACTTTACCGGCGCTGTGGATCCCCAGGATCTGAACGAGGGCGGTGTACCCGTGAAGATGGACCGGCTGCGCGATGTGACTGTGCAGATCACTTCTAAGGAAATGTCCTTGGATCTGCGCGACTTCTCTGCTCAGGTGATCGAACCGGCTATGACGGCCATTGCCAACGCAGTGGACGCGGATGTGCTGGCTACCGCCGTAGAGGGCGCATGCCGCACAGTGACCGCTTCCGGCGAGGACGCAGCAAAGCCCATCAAAGATATTGCCAAGGTGGGCAGCCTGCTGGACTTTGCCGGTGTGCCGGTACAGAACCGCCGCCTGGTGCTGAACCCCTCTCACAAGGTGCTCTATGCAACGGACGACAATATGTCCAAGGTATCCTATGCCGGCGATGGTACCGCCCTGCGTGAGGCAGAGCTGGGCAAGGTGTACACCATGGATACCTATATGAGCCAGAATGCACCGTATCCCTTTGGTTATTTGGATAATGCCGTAGGCACCGCCAAGTCCTTTAAGGTTAGCGGTACTGCAGGTGCCAGCACTGTGGCGCTGTCTTCCGTGACCGCAGCCTCTGCGACCGTGAAGAAGGGCGACTGCTTTATTGTGGACGGCTATGTGTATCACTTTGCAGCAGACGCAACGGCCTCCAGCGGTGCGATCGCCAGCGTAGTCATTGACCAGCCGCTCCATGCCGCGCTGACCAACAAAGACGCTACGGTGATTTCTGCACCCACTTCCGTAGGGTTCCACCGCAACGGCGTGGCACTGGTGACCCGTCCTATGGATCTGCCGATGGGCAACAAGAACGCCTATGTGGCTTCTGCGGACGGTCTGGGTGTGCGTGTGGTCTTTGACTACGACAGCACCCACAAGATCGACACCGTGTCCTTTGATATTCTGTACGGCGTGACCACGCTGGACAAGAATATGATCGTCAAGGTGCAGGGCTAAGCCCAGGGAGGTACAAATGGAAAAGGTAACCGTTGTACAGGGCAAGACCCAAGTGGTCATTGATCGGAGTTGTCTGCCGGCTTATTTGAATGCCGGTTGGCAGCTGCAAGAAAAAGAGGATACAAAAAAGGGCGCCAAATAAGGCGCCTTTTCTTATGGGGGTGATATGTTTGACTGATGAGATGAAAAGCAAGGCTCTGCGGCTGCTGCGGGCCGCTGCCGGGCGTTACGACAAGATATGCGAGGCCTGGTACGCACACGCCGGTGAAGAGCTGGATTTGCAGCTGTTTTTGGATATGGCAGAGGACGATTGCCTGACCTATTTGGGCACGCAAGAGCTGCCGCCGGTGGTAACGGCCACCACACTGGCCAAACTGGCTTTTGTGCACCTGAACTGCTTTATACAGGATCGGGATTATGGCGTAAAGAGTGCGTCCTATACGGAGGGCAGCGTATCTATGAGCGAGACCTATACCACCCCTGCGGAGCAGGAGACAGCCATTGCCGACCTGCTCCAGCCGTACAACAGATACAGGGAGGTGCGCACCTGTGAAAGCAAAAACACCTAAGTCGTGGACTGTAAAATCACGGATTTTCTCCGCACAGACGATCAGAGACAGTGCCTACGACTTTGAGCAGAACACATACAGTGCTACACCTGCCGTTTTGTATTTGTGCTGGCAGCCGGTATCTGCTTCTGCCCCTATTGAGGAGCGGGGGCGGGTGCTGTCTGCCGGGTATCAAGCCGTGTTGTATGACCCTGTGGGCGTACGGCCCGGCGACCTGGTACAGGTAGAGGGTATTGGCTGGCTGGAGGTGGAGACCGTACAGCAGTTCCTGCATTATCGGTTGTTGACAGCGAATGCCACAGAGAGGAGGGCACCCGGTGGAAACGAACATTGAGATCGAAAAGCTGGGTGCCTATGCCAAGACGCTGCAACGCACCGCAGATCATCTGCTGGACAACTTGGAGCGGCAGATGTTGCAGGACGCAGAGGATATGGCCGGCCGTCAGCGCAGCAACTGCCCGGAGGACACCGGACTGCTGCGGGAGTCTATCGCCGCCTTTTGCGAGCGTGACGGTGATCGGGTGACCGCAGGCAGCCGTACCAATATGCAGTATGCGGCCTATGTGGAATTTGGAACCGGACCTGTGGGTGACGAAAAGGGTACACCGCTGGACAGTGAGCTGGGTATTGTGCGCAAGCATGAGCCTTGGACTGCGTATATACCCGGCTACGGATTTCGCAGGTTGAAAGGCCGCTTGCCGGCGCTATTTATGTATAACGGCATGCAGGAAATGCAGCCGGTGATTGCAGAGCATTATGGTACGGCTATACAGGAGGCGATCAAGTGAAAAACTACCGTGCAGTGATCCGGGATACCTTAAAATCCGTACAGTCGGACATTCCCTATGACATTAAGATGGCATTTCCGGAGAGCAAACCGGCAGGTAACCTGATCACATTTTATGAGATCACCAATACAGGCACGGAACTGGCGTGCGTAGATGTGATCGCCTATCAGGTGGATCTGTGGTTTATGACCTTGCCGGACCTGTTGGAATTGACGGAAAAGGTAGACGAGGCTTTGACCTCGCTGGGCCTGATCCGGCAATTTGCGTCCTCGGACGCGCTTTTACACGACCCCAGTGGTTATTTGCGCAAATCGTTGCGTTACGGTCGCCGGGTAGACACAAGAACCAATCGACTGATAGATTAAGGAGGATTTTATATGAACGAAACAAAGCCGGAACGCGGCCTTGCGTCCAAAGGCATTGAGGTATATCCCAACTATACCGGCCCCACAGCCAAGTGCCTAAACTACGCCACCCAAATCGGCGATCTGACCAAGGGCGAACGGGAAGAACTGGACGCCACTTGCTATGACGATGATGTGGAACACAGCATTACCGGTATTCGCAAGAAAGCAGACGCCTTTGAGGTGACTTTTCTGTACAACGCAAAGGACGCCACATCGGATTATCGGGTGCTGGCAGCTTTGGAGGACGCCGGTGTGTCCGTACCCATTATGGTTAAGCTGCCTGACGGCACCAAGTTTAACAACTCTGGTGTGCCCAGCCTGAAGATTAAGGGACCGGGCGTAAACAGCCTGATGGAGGCTACTGTCTCTTACAAGCTGGACGGCGACTGGAGCAGAGAGTTCCCCGCCGCGTAAATCGACTATTCGGGAGGCGGGTGACCGTCTCCCTACTTTTTAGGAGGAAATAACAATGAACGAATCCCATATTGTAACCAGAACATACGATTTGCAGCTGAATGGCGGCAAGACTGTGCACCTGCGTTTGACTGTAGCTGCTCAGCTGCGACTGAAAAATAAATTCAACGAGGACGCCCTGGATGTGATCCTCAGCGCTTCCAGTGATCCGGAGCGGCTCCTGGCTGTACTGGATGAGGCCCTGCATTTTAACGATGATCCCAACGGCGATCTAACCGGTGAGGCGTTGTATGACGCGCTGGTGGACAGTGGCGTCAGCGGTATGGACGCATTCTCCGACATTCTCTTCAAGCTGGCCCATGTATCCGGTCTGTTGAGTGACACCCAGGCGGAAAAGCTGTCCTCCGGTATTGGCAAAATGCTCAATGCTGCTTTTGATGGCATGGAGCAGACGGCAGAAAGTGAGGAACAGCCCGCTTCCTTTCCAGGGTAAGTATTGCACCTTGGATGATATGATTTTAGAAGCCAATGCTTGTGGCCTGGCTTTTCCGATCATTCTTGCAATGACTTACGGTGAATTAAAGCGGTATATCCTGTTCCATCGTGACCGGGAGCGCATACAGTATCAAAATCTGTCACAAATCGCTTATATCCAGGCCGGTGTGATCGCTTCTATTGTTGCCGGGGAAGATATAGGCCCTGTGTATGAACGCTTCCCCTATTGGACTGAGGAGGACATATTGGACATTCAGGCGGCTAAGACACTGGCTTATTTCAACCAGTTGTAATTAGATCAGAAAGTGAGGTGAAAAAATGGACCAAGAATTGGTAACCCGATTTACGGCAGACATCAGCGAGTATAAAAAGAGCATTACAACGCTTCAGGGCGAGTTGAAACAGTTGTCCGGCGTGACCGGTCAAGTGCGTGCGGCGACCGCTCAAGCGATGAATTCCGCTTATGAAGATACCCGCAAGCTGGGTAAACAGGTGGAAAGCCTGGTAAAGACACAAGAGCGCAATGTGCAAGCGGCTACCGCAAGCAGCGTCAAGATTATGGATTACTCCAACAAGGTGGAGCAATTACAGGGCAAGCTGAAATCGCAGAACAAAGAATATGCCTCCCTGGCAGGCCAGTTAACGGCGGTGACCTCAAAATATCGAGAGCAGCAGGCTTTTTTGAACGATTATAAAGATGGAATTGCCGGTGTCAACAAACAGCATGAGGAATTGGCTGGGTTGATTCGCACCACAAGTAGAATATCGACCCGTTATATGACATTGGAGGAAATTGAACAGCACAGGGCCGGATTGCAACGCATGAAAAACGACCTGGAGGTTTTCAATAACGAACTCCGGAATGTAGGGCTGAATCCCGATAATTTGAAAACGGATACGCTCGGCAAACTCAAAGCAGAAATTCAAAGTGTTTCCGCACAAATGAACCAGCAAAAAAATGCTATGGCGCAGACTACGGCTCAAATCAACAAAGCCAACGGGAGCCTGGCGATCGAGACCACGCGGTATAAATCTCTACGCAGTACCATAAAGCAGAACGGTGAAGCGTTGACTGAAATGGGCAATAAGCTTGACAACGCTCTGCAAGAGGAAGCCTTCCCACCGGTTGAAAGCAAAATGACCAAGTTCAAAAACAAGGTTAAAAGTCTCGGCAGCGCGTTTGCAACCGTCGGCAGCAAGACGGGTGCTGTATTCGGGGCTATCGGTAGGGCAACAGGTTCCGTATTCGGTAAAATCGGGTCCGCAGCGGGCGCCGCTTTCGGCAAGGTGCGTAGTCACCTGAAAAATATGCGTGCTTCTTCCGGTACGGCCAGTAAGTCTCTGCTGAATGTGGTCAAGTCTATCCGCCGCATAGGCGTGGTATCGTTGGGGCTGAAAGTGTGTAAAAACATTTTCGGTGAGCTGCGCTCGGTAATCACCGGTTATTTAAGTCAGAATGAGGCCCTGAATAACCGTGTGGAAGCCTTAAAAAATGCCTTTGCAAAGGCTTTGGCACCGGCCATCAATGTGGTTGTGGGGCTGTTTGAAAAGCTCATGCCCTATGCCATGAGTGTGGCTAATGCCATCAGCGGCTTGCTTTCCTCTGTGGGGATCGCTTCGCAAGTAAATGCCACAGCCACCGCTGTGGGCAAGACCACAAAAGAGACGAAAAAGCTTTCTCAAGCACAAAAAGAGTTGTATGGGTTTGACCAAATTACTAAGGTCAGTGATGATCAGCAAGACAGCAGCTCGTCCAATTCTTCTGCGGCCAAGACACCGGAAGCGTCCGACCAGTTCTCCGCTTATTTGGAGAAAATCAAGAACCTGTGGAAAAGCGGCGACTTTGAGGGCATTGGCGAGCAGGTTGCGGCCTCCTGCAATAAAGTAATCGACAAGATCAAGAACCTGGACTGGGACGGCATACGGAAAAAGGTCAATGATGCAGTCAGCGGCATTGCCAATAGCCTGAACGGCTTTGTACAGGACTTTGACTGGGCAGGTGTGGGTGAGATCGTGGGACAGGGCGTGAATACGATATTCAGCGCACTGGACACATTCCTAACCACCTTTAAGTTCGACCAGTTGGGTGCCGGGCTTGCAAGCAACATAAACGGCTTGGTGAGCACTATTGAGTGGGGCCAAGTGGCCAAGACTATTTCGGATGCCATCAGCGGTGTGTTCAAGGCCATTTACGGTTTCTTGGAAAACCTGGACTGGCGAGGGCTGGCTACGGCGCTGGAGAATTTTATAGCCGGTATTGACTTTGGGGGTATGGCTAAATCTCTGTTTGAGGCGCTGGGCGCCGCCCTGGGTGGTATTTCCGCATTCCTCGGCAAACTGATTATGGACGCCATCTCCAGTGTGCAGACCTATTTTGGAGGAAAGATCAAAGACGCCGGCGGCAATGTGGCCCAGGGCATTTGGGACGGCATCATTGACGGCATTGGAGATGCATGGAAGTGGGTTAAGGAACACATTTTCCAACCGTTTATCAATGGTTTCCAAAAAGCGTTTGAGATCAAATCGCCGTCTAAGGTTATGAAAAAACAGGGCGGCTTTATTTCCCAAGGTCTGTTTGACGGTATCGGCGATCTGTGGAAAAAGGTCAGCCAAAAATTCAAAGGATTTAAGGACGGCGTTGTTAATTTCTTTACCGGGAAAAATGGCGTTGTATCAAAAGTCACCGGCCTTGGCGGTAAGATCGTGACCGGCTTAAAGAACGGCCTGAAGAATTTGAAAGCCACCTTTACCAATGCGTTCAAAGGCCCCTTAAACGGTGTGATCAAACTGGTCAACAATATGGTTGGCAAGATCAATGACAAGCTGCTGATTAGCGTTGGCAGCACACTGTCTAATGTGCTTAGTGCCCTGGGCGTGAGCGTGACCAACGGCCAGTACCAGTTGTTTTCTATACCCACTATCCCAGAGCTGGAAAAGGGCGGCGTGCTGAAAAAAGGCCAGGTCGGTCTGCTGGAAGGTAAAGGCGCCGAGGCTGTTGTGCCTTTGGAGCGAAACACCCAGTGGATCAGCAAGGTAGCCGCAATGATGGTGCAAATGCTGGGTAGCAGCGGGCAGGCGGTCAATGTAACGATCCCGGTATATGTGGGCGGTAAGCATTTAAGCACGGTGGTGCTGGACGATGTGAACCAAACAGAAAAGAAAGGCCGTGACCCAGTTACGGCCACAGCGTAAGGAGGGACGGTATGCCACTATATATTGACGGTACAAAAATGCCAAACCCATCATTCAATGCCATATCCTGTTCAGACGAAAAGGTGTGGTCCTCTAACACAGGCCGCTCCAAGTCGGCTTATATGAACGGCAGTATCGTTCAGGTTAAAAAAACAAGGCAGTTGTCCTTTCCACCTTTGACCCGGGCGGAGCTGGACAAGTTAAACGGCGTGATCAACAATGCGAGTAAGCCCTGGCATTCCATTAAGCTGGAGGATACTTCCGGGAATACGGTGTTTTCGTTCAACTGCTACTTTGGTACGCCCAGTTGGACAACCTATTCCGGTGCCAGGGATTGCCGGTATTTCATCAACTACAAAGTAGACGCCATCGAGCGCTAAAGGAGTATTTTATGTACAAGACAAGCACAGCTTTTAACCGGGCCATCAAAAACGGTGAACGGATCTATGTAAAGGTCAAATGTGGCAATTTCATTTTTGGGTACGATGATGAAACGGATCCTACAAGCCCAAATGAGAAAAATAACATTATGGAGCTGAATATTGACCGCAGTATCAGCCATGACGATTACGCGCTGGCCAAGTCCTACGCTTGTGGGTGTAACTGCGTGCTGTGGGCTGTGCCCGCCGGTGCCGTGCTTCGTGGGCAGAAAACCGTGGTGTACTTTGGCTGTATGGTCAACGGTGCAGTGGAGTGGGTGCCGATGGGCGTATTTTACCCGGAAAAGGCAACCCGGTCCGGTGAATGTACCACTTTGGAAATGTACGACCACATGTATGACCTTTCTATGCCGTATTCTGCCGCCATCAGCGGGCAGCAGACCCCTTTGGCAATCTTAAAAGACCTGGCACGCCAGGGCAACTTTGAGTTGGCTGCCGGCGTGGAGAGCAAGGTCTCCGGCTTTGGCACGGTGGATGTTTCTTTGCTCTGCGGTACGGAAACAGATGAGGATGGCAAGCAGCAGGTCACTGCCTATAATGTGAATGACGCCATTGGTTATGTGGCCGGGTTCTGCGGCTGCGCTGCCGTCTTTGACCGAGAGGGCAAGTTGCGAGTAGACACTTTCGCCCAGGTATATGATGGTACGGCAGAATACACGGTGACAGACGATACGGTCACAGAGGTTTCACTGGCAGAGACGGACAAAACCTACCTGGGGATCAGCTGCAACAATGGGAATAAAAACATTCTTGCCCCCGAGAGTCTGTCGGTCGGCAGCGAGGTACTGTATTTTGACAACCCACTGATCACCACCCAAGCCCAAGCGGAAAAAGTATTTGGTGCTGTATCTGATATGATCTACATAGATGATGGCGACCAGGGCGAGACTGTATTTGATCTGGGCATACAGTACCGACCGGGAAGTATGACATTGCTCACGGCCAATCCGGCGTTGGATAGTTTTGATGTGATCACTTACCGGGACGATACCGGCGATCACCATATCCCCTTGATGGGTGTGGAGTATGATTATGATGGCTCCGTCACTATGGATGTGGCCGCCCATGCCCGTTCAGAACAGGAGGGCAGCTCTGCCGGAAGCATTCTTTCCCGCATGATCTCTAAGGCTATGCAGCAGGTCACAGCGCCGTTGGCGCAGCGCATTCAGGACGCCACGGATTCTATCACGAACGCAGTGGGCGGTTACGCTGCTTTGATCGACCGGGACGGCGATGGTGTGTCAGACGCGCTTTATATCGGAGAGTACCCGGCAGCGGAGGGCAAGACCAAAGGACGCTGCCTGCTGCTGAATAAGAACGGCATGGCTGTTTCTACCACCGGATTGCAAGGCCCATTTAAGGACTTTGCGGTGTACTACAACAAAAAAACCAACCAGTATTACCTGAATGCTACGGACATTTCAGCCGGTAGACTCTCCGGTATTGAGATCCTTGCGGATAAAGGCACGATCGCTGGATGGAACATCACCGACCAAGAACTGTATGCGGATTTGGGTAGTTATCGTGCATATATTCAAAAGCCTACTAACAAAGACTCCTGGGTGTTTTCTGCACAAAAAAAGAACAGCAACGGTTCATATACTGGTACATGGTATGTAACGATGGGCGGCGATATGGTATGCAATGGTTCGGTAGATGTAAGCGGGGCCCTATCGGTGGAAGGGAAAACCAAATTTGATGCCGATGTACAATTCTACAAAAAAATATATGATCTTGCCGGATATGAAATCATTAATGCTGCATCTGGTGGTAACAGCCTTGTAATTGGATACGGTCAGTATGAGCACGGAGCCAAAACATATTTAGAAGGCGGAGATATTTGCTTAAGAATGCAGCAGAATGGCAACTTGTGTATACAAGCGGGATCAAAAGATTCGGTTGAAACCAGATTTGTACTGTCTAAAGTGAGTTGGACGCTTAGCGGAAGCACTGCGTACCGTGATACGATTGAATCAAAAGGCGGGTTTGTGCTTAGTGCGAATGGTGGCGATAATGTTTTATACCTTGTCGGGAAGAGTATATGGATTGATAACGCCACGACAATCAGAGGCAAACTGACGGTACAAGACGATATTAGACTGAGTTTTAAATCTTCAAGTGGAACCATTCCACTGGTTGTAAACACAAGCGGCGTTATTACAACCGCAAACTCATCAAAACGATACAAAGAGAATATCAAACCGGTAGAAGACGCTGTGCTGGATCCAAACGGTCTTTACGATGTACAGGTGTGCCAGTACAATTACAAGCCAGAATACAAGGACAACGAATTGGTCAGCGGGACGCAGATCGGCGTTATTGCAGAGGATCTGGACAAGCATTACCCCAACGCAGTGATCTATGACAGTGAAGGGAGACCTGAAAGCTGGCAAGATCGTATCATGATACCGGCAATGCTTAAGTTGATCCAAGATCAAAAGAAGCAACTGGACGCTTTGCAGGCAGAAGTGGACGCGCTGAAAGCAAAATTGCAATAAACAGCAAAGCGGCTGCTCCGCACTGGAACAGCCGCTTTAGAGTTATTAGTCAATATATATTCTTGGAGTGGATTTATCGCCCTTTTTGAAATAGAAATGCCTGCCGCTTTCATCGACATATATTTCTTCTAACGGATCGTCTCGAGAAGAAGCTGTGTCCCAGTAATATCCATCGTCAGAAGGTATGGGATCAAAGTGCGCGTCAGCAGGACGCTTCGGCACCGTTGATTCGGTTGTTTCTCTTATTGCGGCTGGGGCTACTGTGCCATTCCTTTCGGTGCGATACACTACTTGCGGTTGCGTGGTGGTATGTTTCTTCTTCTTTTTCTTCTTAGTGGTTGTGGGCTTTGTAGTTGTGGTGGTTGCGGTCGCCTCTGTGGCTGCCGGTTCTGTAGTGGCCTCTGTGGGCTGTGTAGTAACACCAGCCAGTGCACTGGATACAGCGTGATCTACCAGACTGGCTGTCTCCTGATCATGCACTCGATCATAGTGTATCCACACACCGATACCGACCCCCACCGCCACTACAACGGTCACAACAAGGATCCACACTTTGGCCTTAGACTTCATCTTCATCTCTCCTTTCACTCCCCACCATACCACACTTCCCCGCAGATTGCAAGAAAACAGGAGGTGATTCCCATGTAAAATACAAATTGCAGTCAACTGCAAACGGCGGCTTAGGCACGCTGTTTTTTTATGTCAAAAAGGAGGATTTTATGCAGACATTAAATATTAAGGTCACCCAGCAGGCGGTGATCTTACAAAACAAAGATCCGGTGACAGCTGAGAATGTCAATCAGATTCGCTGTGTGGTAGAGCTGGACCCGGCATACGCCGATCTGGTCGTGCGGGTGTGCATGAACGGCCAGTTTACCACTGTGGTGGATGGACAGTGTTTCGCCCCGCCGCTGCAAGAGGGAATGTGCCGACTGGGCGTTTACGGCTATGCTATGGACGGTGAGCAGTTGGTACAGCGTATTAGCCCGGAGCCGTGCGTGTTTTATGTGCGCCCGGGTTCTTATGACGCGGCAGTTGTGGAGGCAGACGCGCCGGATCCAACGGAGTTGGAGTCTTATTACGCCAAGGTGCAGGCTCTGCTCAAGGATATTGGTAAGGGTGTGAATGGCACCACTTATACGCCCAGCGTGTCCGCAGCGGGCGAGATCAGTTGGACCAATGACGGCGGAAAGGACAACCCGGAACCGGTGAACATTAAAGGCCCAAAGGGTGATACAGGTCCCCAGGGCACTCCTGGTAAAGATGGAGAGCGAGGACCGCAGGGCGAACCGGGAAAAGACGGCGCAGCCGGGCCGCAGGGCCCCCAAGGTGAGCCGGGTGCAGAGGGTCCGCAAGGTCCCAAAGGGGACATAGGTGCACAAGGCGAGCAAGGTGAACAGGGGCCCAAGGGGGATACAGGTGCGCAAGGTCCCCAGGGTGAACAAGGCCCTAAAGGCGACACCGGCCCTCAGGGCGAACAAGGGCCAAAAGGTGATCCCGGTCCTGCAGGCGCTGATGGCAAGGACTATGTGCTGACGGACACGGACAAAACCGACATTGCCACCAAGGTGGAGATCCAGGATGGCTCTGTGACTACGAACAAGCTGGCGGACGGTGTTGTTACCGGTGATAAGGTCAGTTCACTGGCCATTGAGGCCAAGCATATTAAGCCGCGTACAATAACCGGCATGCGGCTGGCTCTAAAAACGGTCACAGAGAACCTGTTAAGTGATGAGTTGCAAACCAAACTTACCAGCTGGGTGGGCACTCTGGCACAAGCGGCAGGCGATGCGGTCACCTTACACGAATGGTGGAACATCTCTGAGTTCTGCCCCTATGTGCTGAATGTGGATTATGACACACAGGGCACCATTACATTGCACGCTGACGATGCCAAAAGCGGCGATCATGCCTTGACCTTACGCAGCGGGGCGCTGGTGTCTTTCTTTGAAGAAAATGGCGTGGAGTGTGCCACGGTCACACAATCTGATTTTGGTATTGCGGTGGTCCGCCGAGCTGCGGACGGCAGCGGGACGGTTACCCTGCCGACTGCGGGCAACACCGGCTCTGTTGAGACCTGGGAGACCGTGTTTACCAAAACATTTGACGCCGATACAACGGACAAGCAAAATTGGATTTTGTCTAAGCCGTGCAGAAAAATTAAGTTGCGCATGGTTAGCGTTGGAACTGCTACCAATAGTAGTGCCGGAGACCAAACTGTATATTTGAATTCGTACACATCTGAGACTTACATACCCAATGCGTTTCGTTTCGATGTTGCAAAAGATAAGGGAAGCTTCGTTGTTGCAGAGGTTGAATTGACTGCTGACATGGTGCGTGTAATGCAAAACAAATCAGATAAGTCAAGTGGCTTCAACCCAGCTGATGTCATGGAAAAAGGCTGTATATGGCTTAGCAACAAGGTTAACTTCAACATATTCAAGGATGTGGAGGCTCACGGTGCGATTAAGTCGTTAGGTTTCCCAACCAATGGACGAACAATTGGTGCAGGCACGCAAGTTGAAGTATTGGGGGTGGCAAAATGAGCATTGAAATCGAAAGCCGTATTGCGTTTTTGAAGTCTGAGTTGGCGGAGACGGACTACCTCTGCTTGAAGTACACAGACGGAGCATTGTCCGAGGATGAGTATGCACCGATCCGCAAAAAGCGGGCAGCATACCGGGCAGAGATCAACGCCCTGCAAGGGGGTGATAGCCATGAGTGACGCTATAATCGTAGCTATTGTGTCCGGTGTGTTTTCCCTGGCAGGATATTTATTTGGCAATTATAAGAGTCAAAGCAAGACCTTGTACCGAATAGATCAGCTGGAAAAAAAGCAGGACAAACATAATACGCTGATTGAGCGTATGTACAATGTTGAGGATCGCATACATGTGCTTGAGAATAAGCAAGCTGTTGCGGATCATAGAATTAAAGATTTGGAGGACAACAAAAAATGAAAGTGACAACCGGAACGATCGCACGCACCGCTGTACTGGTGGTGTCGCTGCTGAATGTATTGCTCAACGCCTTTGGCAAGAACCCTTTGCCCTTTTCGGACGATGAGGTGTACACCACCGTGTCAACGGTGGTGGCCGTGGCGGCTTCCCTGGCCGCATGGTGGAAGAACAACAGCTTCACAAAGGCCGCTTTGAAAGCAGATGAGACACTGGCGCTGGAACGGACGGAGACAGCAGAGAGCGAGGTCAGTCATGAGTAAGCTGTACTATTGCAGACAGACAACCGAAAAATGTAAATCTATTCGTTACCCCAGCAAGGCTCATCCCTATAAGTACGGAACCGGCGGCTGTATCTACACCAGTGGCTGCGGGGTGTGCGCCAGTCTTATGGTGCTCCATAACTTCGGCTTTACTGGGTTAGACACGGCAGCCTGGACACAGAAGTGCCTACTTATGGGTGCACGCAGTGCAGATGGCACCGATATGGACAAGGTGGCCGCGTTCATTGAGAAGCATTATTCCATTGTGAGTAAGCGAGCCAAGACTGTTGCTGACTTAAAGAACCATCTGAAAGCAGGTGGCAAGGCCATTGTGTGTGTAAGCGGTGGCGGCAAGCAGCTGTTCAGTAACGGCGGCCACTATATCTATATCGGCGGCCTGGACAAGTCTGGCAATCTTATTGTATTGGATCCGTACTGGTATGATGGCAAGTTTACCCTGACCGCCAACCGGCGGAAGTACACAAAGGTGAAGAACGCCCGGGAAGTGTATGTGCAGCCTGCCGCTCTGGCTTCAGACATCAACGGCATTTGGCTGTTCACGAACGCAAAGGGAGCCAAGACTGTCTATGCGGCAAGCGATGTGAACTACCGTAAGGCAACACCCAAGGCGCCTACCGTAAAGCCGGGTAAATACACCACCTCGGCGGTGCGGGGCGTTTACAAGGGAGCAGGTGCTGCCACCGGCAGAAAAAAGGTTAAGGATCTGACCACGGACGGCCGGCGACACGCTACCAGTAGCAAGTCAAAAGCAGACGCTATGTTTCGGGCTGGCACAACCATCACCGTGCTGGAGACAAAGCTGCTCTCCACCGGCAACCTGTGGGCACGCTGCCCCTCCGGCTGGCTGTGTGTCTGGGAAAAGGACATCGACCGTAAATTCATCAAGTAAAGCAGAAAACCCACCGGTTATCCGGTGGGCTTTTTCATATCTGCTTTTTTAACTTAATTTTAGTGAAGGGTATTGACAATCATTGCCTCGTTGTAGTATAACGAAAAACAAAGGAGGAATGAAGAATGATTGTGGAAGATACTAAGGATTTGGTTGAAACTGCGGACTATGTGATCATCGAAGCTATTTTAGTGGATGATGGACTGCGTTACAAACAACTTTCTGTTGGCATTAAAGCCAAAAATGGTGACATTATCCGCATAATTCCAATATCAACAATGCTGATGTAA